CAGTTTGGAGCGGCTCAGACCGAAGCCGGAGGCGGCCACCGCATCCAGCCGGAGGGAGGCGACGGTGTCATGAATGACTTTCACTTTCTGCGGGGGAAAGTGAAGATTTTCCAGAGAAACCGGCTGGACATGGAGCTTTTCATGGCCCGCATAGTCCAGATTGTCGGTGACAAAGGACTGCAGCTCCGGCAGCAGCAGAATATCGCAGCTGCCCTCACTGACCAGAATATCGCCAATGGCATCCCGTTTCAGACCCAGCCCCATGAGAGCGCCCAGAAAGTCCCGGTGGGTCAGGGTGTGGGAGGCAAACCAGCTGGCCCGGACAGCGGAGAGAAACTCTGCCGGGTCCAGGTCCTCCGGCTGATACCAGTCCGGGAGAAAAATGCCCCGGCGGCGCTCCGCATCTTCGTAGCCGCCGATGAGGGACAGAGACGGGCCGCCCACCTCCTGGCTGAGCCGCCGGATGGCGCCGGCCTCCGCCGGAGAGAGAAAACCGGTGTGAGCCGGAATGGAACGGAGATCCGCCAGCCGGAGCTGATCCAGCGCCCGGGAGAGCAGCAGCCGCTCCTCCGGTGTGGAGGAGAGACGGTTTAAAAGCTCGGTTTTATTCATAAAATCACCTGAGACGGAAGTGTTTTTTTGACATCAGTTTACCAGCCGGGAGAAAATCCGTCAAATTATTTTCTCTTGTCAATGCCAGGAAAATCAGATATAATTTTGAAGCAGAACACTGCTGCACAGGAGGGTGCTTATGACTGGAACGGGAAGAAGACTGAGATATGTGGTGCTGACGCTGCTGCTGGCCCTGGTGCTGTGCGGCTGCGGAGGAGACCGACAGCAGACGGGGGAGACAGAGCCGGCGGCCTCTGCCAGCGCAGAGATCGTGGAGGAAGAGCCGCTGTACATCCAGTATCCGGGCTTTGTGGACCAGTATTTTGACGCCGAGGACCGGGTGATCCTGCTGGAAAACAGCAAAGAGAACACCGTGAGTTTTCAGTTTGAGCTCACCGACCGAAAGGGGACAGTGCTGTTCTCCAGCGAAGGGGTGGCACCGGGAGAGTCCACAGGCTGGGACGTGACAGAGCACTGGAAGCAGAACGATCATCAGCTGACCATTACCTCCACTCCCATCCTGGAGGATGGAACCCGGGGGAACCCTGTGAGCCAGACCATTACAGTGACGGTGGAGCTGGGAGAGTAACCACAATACAACGTTCAGATTGAGAAAAAGAGAGCAGTATGGAACTGAATTTATACGCAAGCCTTTGCAGCCTGACCGCTTATCGCGGGCTGCTGGAGCAGAAGCCCATAAAAGCGCTGAAGCATCTGATGCGGAAGCTGGAATACAGCGAGAGCGACATCGAAAGCTATACCAGCGTGTTTTACGCGCTGGTGGAGGAGGGCTATGACAGCCTGCCCAAGTATATCATGGATCACCTGCGCTATGATGAGTCCCCCTTTGCGGATGCCGTGGCCAAGGGAACCGCCAGCGGAATGCTGGAAAATGCCGCAAAACACGACATTGACCTGCTGAATGTGGTGGTGAACCTGCCTTGCGCCGCGCTGAAGGGGGGACTGGTCGCGCTGAGTCCGCCCAGCTGGGGCCAGACCATTGAGGGGCTGCCGGAGTGGAATGTGGGCGGCCATATCAGCTACGAGGAGCTGAAGCGGTTTTATCAGGTCAACGGGTGCGGCTGGTTCGCCCGCTACAAGGCCTTTGTCTGGCAGAACGGCGAGCTGCATCCGGTGCCCCATCCGGATTTTCTGAACGAGGAAGAGATGTGGGGCTACCAGCGCCAGCGCAGCCAGGTCATCGAGAACACCCGGGCGCTGATGGCGGGCGCACAGGTGAACAATGTACTGCTGTACGGCGCCAGCGGCACCGGCAAGAGCGCCACGGTGAAGGCGATGCTGAGCATGCCGGAGTTTGAAGGACTGCGGCTGGTGGAGGTGCCCAAGGAGGAGCTGGGAGCGCTGCCCCGGCTGGTGCGGCTGCTGGCAGACCGCCCCCAGAAGTTTATTATCTTCATTGACGACCTGTCCTTTGACAAGGAGGACAAGACCTTTTCCAGCCTGAAAACCATTCTGGAGGGGGGACTGGAGCCCCGCCCGGCCAACGTGGCGGTGTACTGCACCTCCAACCGGCGGCATCTGGTGCGCCAGAACTTCTCCGACCGGAACGGGGACGAGATCGACGCCAATGAGACCATTCAGGACAAGACCTCTCTTGCGGAGCGGTTCGGACTGCGGATTCTCTTTTCGGAGCTGAACAAGTTCCAGTTCATTCAGATGGCGGAGGAGCTGGCCGCGGCCAAGGGGCTGAACATCGACCGCGAAACCATTCAGGCGGAGGCGGTGAAGTGGGACGTGCGGCATCCCAGCAGAAGTCCCAGAAGCGCCAACCAGTTTGTGGCCAGTATGATGGCCAGGTTCGGAAAAAACTGATCCGAAGTTTCTATTATGTCAGGAAAAGCGAGTGCATCGGAGACGGTGCCCTCGCTTTTTTGTTCTGCCGGAGGCAAATTGAAAAAAATTCCTGCAAGTTGAAGTTTTGCACTTGTCAAATTAGAACGGTTGTTCTATAATCGGGACAGCTCCAAAGGAAAGGAGGATTAGATGAAGAAAGCGAAGGATTGGACAACGCCTGACAGGCTGGCACTGCTGGAAGGCTGGCGGAGGGAGGGACTGAGTGAAGAGCAGATTGCTGGGCGCATGGGCATCAGTGCCGGGACGCTGCGGAGCTGGCTGAAAAAGTCCCCGGAGCTGGGGCTGGCGCTGGAAACGGACGGTGAAGTCACGGACTACCAGGTGGAGAGCGCGCTGCTGAAAAAGGCGTTGGGCTATGAAAGCACCGAGCGAAAGGTGGAAATCAACCCCAAGGGAGAGCGCAAGGAGGTGGAGACCACCAAGCAGGTGGGACCGGACATGAGCGCCATCTCCCTGTGGCTGAAAAAGCGCAGGCCGGAAAAGTGGGGTGACGCAGTCGCGGCGGGCCGACAGCCGGAGAACAACCTGTTCGAACAACTGGAAGGGGAGTTGGACCGCGATGCGATACCAGAGCTTCAGCCTGAGGCAGAAAACCGCGCTGACCTGGTGGAACAGGAGTGAGCTGGCCGGTTATGACGGCTTGATCTGTGACGGCAGCGTGCGCAGCGGCAAGACCCTTTCCATGTCGGTGGGGTTTCTGCTGTGGAGCATGACCCGGTTTGACGGGGAGCAGTTTGCCATCTGCGGCAAGACCATTGAGGCGCTGCGGAGAAATGTGACGGATTTGCTGCCCAAGTGGCTGGAGGGCATTTACACCTTTCAGGAGCGGCGCAGTGAGAACCGGATCACGGTGACCGGAAACGGACGGCAGAACACCTATTACCTCTTCGGAGGCAAGGACGAGAGCAGTTACACCCTGATTCAGGGCATGACGCTGGCGGGGGTGCTGCTGGACGAGGCGGCGCTGATGCCCCGCTCCTTTGTGGAACAGGCGTTGGCACGGTGCAGCGTAGAGGGGTCCAAGTTCTGGTTCAACTGCAATCCGGCGGGACCGGACCACTGGTTTTACACGGAGTGGGTGAAGCGGTGCGGAGAAAAACACCTGCTGCATCTGCACTTCACCATGGAGGACAACCCCAGCCTCAGCCGTCAGGTGCGGGAGCGCTATGAACGGATGTACAGCGGGGTGTTTTACGACCGGTATGTCCGGGGACTGTGGGTTTCCGCAGACGGACTGGTGTACGACGGATTTGACCCGGCCCGACACGTTTCGGACCAGCTGCCGGAGACAGAGGGGCGATGCTATGTCAGCGTAGACTACGGCACCAGAAACCCCACGGTGTTCCTGCTTTGGCAGAGAGAAAAATCCGGGGAACGGTGGATCTGCCGGAAGGAGTACTGCTGGGACGGGCGGAAACGCCGGCGCCAGAAGACCGACGGAGAGTATGCAGAGGACCTGCAGCTTTTTTTAACCGGTTACAATCTCCAAACGGTGATAGTTGACCCATCCGCAGCCAGTTTTATCACAGAACTGAGAAAAAACGGGCTGCCGGTACAGGCGGCGGACAACCGGGTGCTGGACGGAATCCGCAGCGTCAGCGGACTGCTCCGGGAGGGAAAGCTGCTGTTCAGCCGGGAGTGTACCCAGACCATTCAGGAATTTCGCTCCTATGTCTGGGACGAGGACGCGGCGGCGGCAGGAGTGGACCGGCCGGTGAAGGAGCACGACCACTGTATGGACGCGGTGCGGTATTTTGTCAGCACGGTGCTGATGCGGGCGCAGGCCCGGGTCAGAAGGAGGCCGGAGCGGCTGTAAATGGAAAGAAGGGAAGTGAGAAATTGATCTGGTATTTGGACCGGGAAGAGGTGCCGGACGTGGAGAACCTGCCTCCGGAGGTGCTGCGGTATCTGGTGGAGCGGGCCGAGCGGGCCGCCGGACGGTATCAGCGGCTGGAGGAGTACTACCGGGGCGAGCACCCCAACCTGAAAGGCAGGAAGAATCCCGACGAGGTACAGGTGGCGGTGAATTACGCCAAATACGTGGTGGACACAGGGTTGGGCTACTATCTGGGCGAGCCGGTGAAGTACGACGCCAACCAGGTGAGCCGGAACAGGCATGGGGCAGAGGGAAAGAAACCCATTGACCTGTGCCCGGTGCTGGAGTGCTACGATGCACAGCACATCAGTGAGGTGGATCAGGAGATCGGACGGGAAATGGGCACCTTTGGTGACTGCCTGGAGTTGTGTTACGCCTCCAGCGGGGAGAAGCCCAGGCCCAGAAGCGCCTGCATCGACCCCCGGTGCGGCATTCTGGTGTGCGATTCCACGGTGGAGCACAACAAGCTCTTTGCGCTGGTGTGGGACCGGCGGGAAAGCGTCACCGGTGAGCGGTACTATGCGGTGACGGTGTACACGGACCGGACGGTGAAGCACTATCGGAGCGCGGACCTGAAAACAGCGGTGTTTTCCCAGTGGGGCGAGACCGAGGAGCACTTTTTCGGTGAGGTGCCGGTGATCGCCTACGAGAACAACGGCGAGAGGCAGGGGGACTTTGAGCAGATCATCAGCCTCATCGACGCCTATGACGGGCTGATGAGCGACCGCCTGACGGACAAGAAGAAGTTTGTGGATGCGCTGCTGGTGTTCTTCGGCATGACGCTGCGGGAGGGCGACGAAGGGCGGCTGGCCCGGGAGAAATTCCTGGACGGCGCGCCGCTGGACGCCCGGGCGGAGTACATCCAGAAAACCTTTGACGAGGCCGGGGTACAGGTGCTGGCGGATGCGCTGGTGCGGGAGATGCACAAGATGACCATGACGGTGGACATGAGCGACGAGAAGTTCGCCGGAAACAGCTCCGGACAGGCGCTGAAGCTGAAGCTGCTGACCATGAACCTGATGGTGAAAAACAAGATGCGCCGGATGGAGAAGGGGCTGAAGGAGCGGCTGAAGCTGTACAACCGGTGGCTGTACGTCATGGGGGAGATGGACCCGGTGGAGGGCAACGAGGTGGACGTGGTGTTCACGGTGAATATGCCCATCGACGAGGGCGGCATCATCGACCTGGTGACCCGGCTGCAGGGGATTGTGGACGACCAGACGCTGCTGAGCCAGCTGTGGTTTATCCGGGACCCGGCGGAGGCGCTGAAAAACATCCGGGAACAGAAAACAAAGGAGGGAGAAGCAGTCAATGGAGGAGCAGGAGATCATGGAGCAGGAACTGCAGGCAGAGCCTGAGCAGGAGCGGCCAATGCTGATGCGGGAGGCACTGGAGGCGGAACGCCGGGCGCTGGAAGCGGAAAAGGCTGCCTTTGCCCGGCAGAAGCTGGAGCGGCTGGTGGCTGCGGAACTGGCTGAGCGGGGACTCAGCGAGGAATTTGCGGACTTTCTCACCGGCGAGGACGAGGCGGAGAGCCTGGACCGGGTGGAACGGTTTGAGGCGCTGTTCCAGCAGAGCCTGAAGGCGGAGATCGCCCGGCGGATGCGGGGAAAGGGCGCGCCCAGGGAGCCGGCAAAGCCCAAAGGCATCAGCAGGGAGAGCCTGAGAAGCATGAGTGCAAAGGAGATCAACGCCCGGTGGGAGGAGATCGCCGGCGCACTGAAAAAGTGAGAGTCCATTCCGAACACAGAGGGGCATAAAACGAACTTTGAAAGGAGAATTCTATGGCATTTGACAACTTTATTCCCGAGGTGTGGTCCGCACGGCTGCTGGAGCACCTGGACAACATCCACGTTTACGCCGGCCTGATGAACCGGGACTATGAGGGCGACATCAAGGCCTTCGGCGACACCGTTCATATCAACCAGCTGGGCAGCATCACCATCCGGGACTACGACGGCACCGAAATCGAAGACCCCGAGGAGCTGGACGGCGAGCAGCAGAATCTGGTCATCGACAAGGCCAAGTACTTCAACTTCCAGGTGAAGGACATCAACAACGCCCAGTCCAACCCCAAGCTCATCGACAGCGCCATGCAGCGGGCCAGCTACGGCATCAACGATGAGATCGACCGCTATCTGGCCCAGCTGCTGGTCAGCGGCTGCAAGGCGGAGAATGTGCTCTACGGCGACAGCAACGCGGTGAAGCCCACCGCCGCCAACGCCTATGACTATCTGGTGGACCTGGGCACGGTGCTCAGCGAAAACAACGTGCCCATGCTGGGCCGCTGGGCGGTGATTCCCCCCTGGTACCACGCGCTGCTGCTGAAGGACGAGCGTTTTGTGGGCAACGGCACCGGCTACAACCAGGCGGTGCTCCAGGGCGGCGTGGTTGGTGAGGCCGCCGGCTTCCAGATCCACCTGAGCAACAACGTGCCCAACACCAACGGCCAGCACTACAAGGTACTGGCAGGCACCAACGCCGGCGGCGCTTTCGCTGAGCAGCTGGTGGAGCTGGAGGCTTACCGTCTGGAGAAGAACTTCTCTGATGCGGTGAAGGGCCTGCACGTCTACGGCGCCAAGGTGGTGCAGCCCGGCGCGCTGGCCGTGATGACGGTGGACAAGTAAGAGACAGGCCGCACAGCGGAACAGAGGTGAGGGAGAATCTGGCTGAAAGCCAAAATCCGGTGCGGATTCTGCCGGTTCTGCTGTGCGGCAGCGGTGAATATCAAACCATTCCAAAGAAGGGAGGAACGGAGATGACAGACGAGGTAATGGAGGCCCTGCAGGAGCGGCTGATGCGGAAGCTGGGGCTGGAGGAGCCGGATGAGGATGTGCTGGCGCTGCTGGAGGATGAGCTGCTGGATGCCGAGGCGGAAATCCTGCTGGAGCTGAACCTGGACGAGCTGGAAGAGCGGATGCAGGGCAAGGTGGTGGAGCTGGCAGCGGTGTACTTCCGCTACGACCTGGCCCAGGAGGACGGCGTGCAGGTCAGAAGCTATGCCGAGGGCCAGATCAGTGAGAGCGAGACCCGATTCACCCCGGAGGAGTACCGGCGGGATGTCCGGGAGATTCTGGACAGCCTGAACCGCTACCGGAGGGTCTCATGCTGAACGGGAAAACCCCTGGGGCGTGGCGAAAGGGCTATGCGCTCCACCGTCGGAGGTGGAAAACTGACCGGTACGGCGAGGCTGTAAGTGTGTACGACATGGACCATCCGGACGCAGTGGTGGAGGACGGCAGCCCGGACGCGGTGTGCTGGCAGGATCTGGGCGGAATCCGGGACAGCGGAAGGCTGACCAGCGGAGCGGAGCTGTCGGAGCAGGGAGAGCGGTATCGGGAGATTCTGCAGGGCGCCCTGTTCAGCGAACTGGAGCTGTCGGTGTACGACCGGGTGGTGGTGAACGGCGGGGTATATGAGCTGCGGAAGATTCAGCAGTGGCCCGGACACCGGATGCTGTTCCTGCAGCGGCTGTGGTGACAGGAGGTGGACCGATGACAGAGGCAGAGTGGACGCTGGTGGACGCCCGTCAGCAGGTGAAGGCTGCGCTGGAGGGGATGCAGAGCGAGATCGCCTTTGATGTGCGGCAGAGCTGGCCCAGGGAGCAGACGGACCGCATCGTCATTACCTACAGCGAATACGACAACCGCTCTACGGACTGCCCGGTGGTGGATGAGCTGACCTATCAGATCGACATCTGGTGCTTTGACCGGGAGACGGCGGTGGAGCTGGCCGGACTGGTGAACCGAGCCATGCTGGAGCTGGGGCTGAAGCGGACGTACATGAGCGAAGTGGTGGAAAATGGTGTTTTTCAGCGAAAAACCATGCGATTTGGACGGAAAATTGACAAGCGATGGATGCGGCTCATGGACTGAAGGGGCGCAGACGCTGAGAGAACCTGAAACGGATCAACAAGGACAGAAAGGATGATGAGTATGACACAGGGGATGGCCAGCATCGGCATCAAGCTGAAGGT